CAATCTATGTAAAGTATGTGTGCAAATGGATGTAACGTTATTAGGAACAAATGAACTCTTTACAAAATAAAAAACCATGATAAGATAGAATGTTATATTTTTTTATTGCATCTTTTGATAGACTTTGTTAATATATAGTTAACCGCATAGCATGTGCTCTATCTCTCTATGTCGAAGGGTGGAAGGAACTTACTCCATTAAGGACGAGGAGAGATCAGATGCAAAAAGTAAAAGAAAAATTAATCGTGATTCGATGTAAAAATAAAAGCCTTTGCAAGAATCGTATCATTGGAGAGTTGAAGACAGGAAGTGGCGGTCGTCTCCAGTGCCCGAGGTGCAAGGAGTATCATTACATCGATAAAGCTGAATAAAACATACCCTTAGAGGTCCAGATTCATTCCACAATTTTGTGGTCTGAGTTTTGGACCTCTTTTTTATATTCGATGATGGCTACGAGCCGGAGAATACGAAAACTGAATAAGAAAAGAGGTGAAATCATGGCGGTGGCAACAGAAGACATAAAAAAATACCTCCCTGAACATTACAAGAAGGTACTTCGCTTGATACCTGAAGGCTCGGCAAAGCCTATACAGGTGTCTGAAATTGAAAAATTGACCGGATTTTCAAGCCAACGGATCCGATCATGCGTTAGTGATTCAATCATAACATATGGGATTTTAGTTGCGACATCAAATGTTGCTGGAAGATCAGGCTATTACTTCCCTGAAACACAAGAAGATATTGAAGCAACAATTGCAAACATGAACAGTCGAATTAGTTATTTATCTAAGCGTGTTCAGGCATTTAAGAATGCTCCTGATCCAGAGCAGATGGACTTTGACTTTTTAGACTAACGAAAATCCGATGAAAACGGAGGGAAACTGATGAAGTTGGAGGATTTCGGTTTAAAAGAATTACAGAATTATGTGGATGCCGAAACGAAACTGGATTCACTTGAAGAACAGCACCAGGAAGAAAGAGATGTGGTTTATAACTCATGCTATCCGTCTTATGGCGTTGATGCTGCAGGTGATCTTACTACTGCACGAAGTAGCGTGGAAGATGCTGTGATCATGCTTGATGAATTAGATGAGTCTTATAAATCACTTATTCGAAAGTATAAAGAACGAAGCGATGTCTTACGCAGGGCAATAAGTCATTTGGCAGATGACGAAAGGTTTGTATTTGAACGCAAATTCTTTGAAAAGAAAAGTTTGAATGGTGATGGCCACATCTTATTAGATAAAGCAGTTTTTAAGGTGTGCACCTTCATACAAGAGCAACGCAACCAGAAGAAAAAGCAAGAACAGATCAATCAACAAGCAGATCTAAGGCAACAAGTACGAAACTGGAAGCTGTCCCAAAAAGGAGCGGGTTAGAGTGGATGCGCAAGAGTGCCGGTCAAGGATGGACAAGTTCATCGATACTACTGATCTATCTGACGAAACAGTGCGGCATTTGTGGGAGAAGAAAGAACGCAAACGCAAGGAAAAGGTAGAAAGAGATATTCAGCGTGTGATTCAAAAGGGTAAGCTCATTCGGATGAAATATAAAAGGGAAAGATAAAAACTAATTAGATAAGGGGAATGACATTATGAAATTTACAAATGAAGATTACAAAAACGCATTTAACCATATTATCCGAGGTAACGAAAGCAAAGTAGATCCAGAGATTAAAGCAAGCCTGGTAACTGACGAACAAACGGCATTAATCCCGAAAGAATTTAAAACGAATATCAACCAGATTAAGCAATTCAATAAATCACTACGACAATTCGTTGAGGTCGTGCCAGTTACTGAGTTGAAAGGTACTTATGCAACGGAAGATGAATCGAACGGAAACAATGAGTTAGTTGATATGGACAGCAATCCGTTAGAAGAGCAAAACTTCAAATTTAGTGGTGTAGATTTTGATATCAAACCTTATGGATCATTCACTTCACTATCTGCGGAACTAATGGAAGATACAAGCGTGGATATCAATTCATACTTTGAAAAGAAACACGCAGAAAAAGCAACAAAGACAGAAAATAAATTAATTTTCAACGCTATTCAATCCGGTTTAACAGCGAAATCATTAGCTGATCTAAGTGCATTAAGCACATCTTTAAATAATGACCTGAATCCATCTGTCGAGAATGAAGTCAATATCATTGTTAACCAAGATAGTTTCGAAGTGATCAAGTCTAACGTTAAGTATTTTAAAGATGAGAACCAAAAGCCTAAACCTTACTTTGAAGGATATCCAGTAGAAGTGTACTCCAATGATGAGCTTATTTCTAACACTGGAACAGCACCATTCATCTATGGGTCTATGAATCGAGGGGTTAAGCTGTTCAACTTTGAAAATGTAGAGGTACTTTTAGTGAAATATCCATTTGGCACAAGAAATAGAGCGCACGTATTGAGAGGGATTGAGCGTTTAGACGTGAAGCTGAACCCTGGTACAACTCAATTAATCTATGGAGAAATCACAACAGCGTAACTAAATCAAAGCTAAGGAGCGATTGAATATGTTTGGCCAAAAGAAAAAGCCAGAGGCGAATCATAAAGGCGAACCCATTAAATATACAGACCAGTTACCAGTTGGAATGAACGTAGAAGAAAATGGTGTCGTTTATGTAGGAACCAATGAAAAGTATTTTAAAGCGAAGTGAACATGATCTGTGATCCTTGGATATTTCTTGTTGTGATTTCTGTCATGGCAAGGGATATCCCGGGGGTCGAAAACTTTGAAAGGCTACCAGTGGACCGATGAGGCCTCTCAGCATAAAGGAAATCCGTCTATAAAAAATGGAGTACGGAAGGGGTGATCTTAGTGGGACGAAATAAAAAGCCTTTAGAGCTTGTGAAAGGTAATCATGTTAGCAAACAAGAAGCAGACGAGCGAAAGAAACAGGAAGAATCCATGAATGCAGTGCTAAAAAAAGATAAAGTCACTCCTCCTGATTGGTTGGATGATGTAGCAGCTCAATTATTTAATTATTACGTTTGCGAATTCGAAAATACAAAGATTTTAAGCAATTTAGATGTATTAGGTCTTGCTACGTATTGTGATTTACACTCTATGCGCTTACAGCTACGTGAGGATGTTTCAGAGCATGGCGTGAGGCTAACTCAAACCAATTCCAGAGGTGGACAAACGCACGTTGTGAATCCCTCGCAAACTCAATTAAATCAGGTAATAAAACAAATGCAGGCATATGAAAGTAAATTCGGCTTAACTCCTGTAGATCGCATTAAGTTAGTGATGACAGATGAACCACAAAAAGAACCGAGCGAGTTTGAAAAGAAATTCGGAAACATTTAAGAGGTGCTTGGATGATTAAAGATGTGACCATATTAGAGGATTGGCAAGTGTTAGGAACTATTGAACTATGTAAAAAGAAAATGAAAAACGCCCCGGCAGTTGAGATATCTGATATGTGGGAATCTTTGCTCGAGCGATTAGAAAAAGAAAAAGAAACAAGAAATTTAGCCCCTTATCAGTAGCTTAAGGGAAAATTAGGAGCGCTGTAATGGCGCTCTTTATTATTAGGAGGTGCTTGTATGATAAAGGTTTTTAATGACGGTGAACTACAGGCTTACATTGATGAAATTGAACCGAACATAACTGAAGAGGTAAACGGAGAATTTACATTTGATTTTACAGCCATTATTGATCAAGAAAAATCACAATATATTAACTACAACTCTTTATTTGAAGTAGAAGGGCAGTTGTTTCAAGTTGCTTTATTAGCAAAAGAACGAGATCAAGACGGCCTTTATATATATGTTAATGGTGAACAAGTATCCTATCAGCTTATAGACGATGAATTAGAGAGCTTTTCTTCTAATGGCACACCTTCAGAGATAATGAGCGACTTATTCGCGGGTACGTCTTTCACAGTAGGTGAAGTGGACTTTACGGATCCTCTAACTGTTTCGATTAAAGAACGAACAAACAAACGCCAGGTACTCATGAATTTAGCTGCAGCCGTAGGCGGTGAATTAAGCTTTGATCAATACGAGATTTCTTTACTAAGTCGGAGAGGTTCAGAAAACGGTATTCACTTTCGAGTAGGTAAGAACCTTATGGGAGTAAAGAAATCTGTAGATGGACGTGAAAAAGATGCTCAAGGGAATCCTAAATCAAGCTATGAAATTGACCTCATAGAACTAAGTGGATTAGAGGAATATGAGGACGTAAAAGACTTAGAAGTAATCCGATTAGGGGACACAGTAAGAGTTAAGGATGATGATTTAGGCATTGATGTCCAGACACGTTTATTGAAATACAGTTATAACCCAAAGCAAAAGATCAACTCCAGCGTTGAATTATCGAATGTAACCAAAAACCTTAGTGATGATTTAGTTGTACTGCAGCAAAAATCCGTAATGAAAGATGAAGTCTATAATGGTGTGAAAGTTGGTCCAGAGGTAGGCTTTCAAGCCACAAGAAGTGACGATAAGGTAAGAACGACTGTTAATGCTACAGAAGGCTTTGAAATTGCTAAGGGTGATGGCAATGGATCCTATGCGCCGGTAATTAGCTTTGATACAGAGGGAAATGCACGTTTTAAAGGTCTGGTTGAGGCTTCTGACTTTGTTGGTGGCACAATTGACATTGGTAGTGGCACGTTCACAGTAGATAATCAAGGGAATATGGTCGCTACGAGTGGATCTTTTGAAGGTGATATTGACGCATCAAATATTAGTGGTAGTAGTTTCGTGGGTGGATCTATCAACATCGGAAACAGCACATTCACAGTAGATAACAACGGTAACATGGTTGCAAATAGTGGCGAATTTAAAGGTAAAATTCTTATTGAATATGGCGGATCATATTTAGATATAGACAACATAAGTGGTCCTGATGGTGTGGTTCCAATGGCTCGCTTTAATGATGGAACAAGTGAAACAATGGTGTTCCAGCATAATGGTAAGTTTAAAATTCATTCTGATGGTGATGTAGAGATTCTATCTAAGAATGGTGTTGTGAGTGCCGAAAGTGCTTTTTATGCGAATCAAGGTATTCAAATATACGGAAATGCTTGGGTTGGTAGTTCACAAATAGCAACTGAATCATGGGTGCAAAATATGATCAATGATGCTATTGCAGATCACGAATCAACTTATCATAGTGGGTCCTAAGAGTGTTTGTAAGTTTTTAATTTGGGAAATGTGCTAAAAAGGTAGTAAAACGAGGCCTTAACTCAGGTTCCTCTCATAGAGCAAATCCCTTCATAGGATACTCAAGTTGAAGGCCTCATTTTTTCAAAAGTGTTTACATATATACTAAAACGAGTATAATGTTAAGTAGAAAAACTTATACTATTACTAAGTAATATTTGCACTTGTTAAGTGCATACTAAAAATGCTTTCTATTTTCCAAGCCGGTTGGCGTCGGCGGATGTGTAAAATCCTTTTACGACCCGAAGGTAACACATCTTAGGAATGAAATATTAAGGGTTGGTTCAAAATCAAATCTCTTTTTACTACGAAAAAAGCACCTGGCTGACCACTGGGTGTTTTTTTCGTTTTTTATGTAAAGAATAGCGTACATAGCGCACGCCCTCACTATTTGAAAAACAATCCACTCACATTTTGGCGTCGTTTCTACGGACAAGGTTTAGTTACAACTTGAGAGACTCTGCGGCGACCAAACCGCAAAATCTTAGTTGCACTTTAAACCAGGTGTTTAACAAACTCATGAAAGGAACACTATGCCTGTCCTATTCGATTATCCAAATAACCCCTGGATAAAGGGCAAAACCTCAGCTAAGCCTTTACAGACCCAGAAGAAGCCTTGGCAGACAAGGACAATCCAATGCCCCCGCGAAGGTTGCTTTGGCGTTTCCTTTTGCTTTTGCTTTCTATTTCCCAAGCCGATCACCCCCTTTCAGGTGCAGGGTGGTGAGCGAATTCCGTTGTATATTATTTTAGCACATACTTTTCACTAAACATTGGGGTTTGAGTAAAAAATTTCTCCTTCCCCTCTATTTTCTCTCGCTTAATTGGTGTGAATCACCTTCCTTATTTTCTTGTTCTTATTACTAATAACCCCTTGATCATACCTCGTCAACAAGTGAATTAACAAAATTCAATACACAACCAACATTATGTAAAAAACTCTCTATATGGGATCTTAGTCAGGGATGGACCACATAAGCCCTATTCATAACTTTACGAAAAACAGATGCAGCGTATAATACGTCTTATACGTCATATCCAAATTACAAAAAATGTAAAGAGAACAGCGCATAATACATATTATACGCATAGTCCACAAACTAAAATTTTACAAATTAACACATGCTCTCAGACGCATTTTAATACGTTCTGAGGGCTTTTTTTATTTCCCTCTAACCCCACATGTATATTGCTTGTTTATGTCCTTATTATCGTTTATATTAACGTTAATATGAATGTTAATATTCGAGGAGGGTTAATGTGGCAGAGATCATAGCAATCAGTACTAATAAGGGGGGAGTCTTAAAAACTTCTCTCACAACAAATCTTGCTGGTGTGTTAAGTAGTGAAGGTTCCAGGGTTTTAATTATAGATACTGACAACCAGGGAAATGTTGCCCTTAGTTTTGGTATGAATCCAGATAATATTGAATTGAGCATTTATGATGTTTTAGTTGATGGTCTGGATCCTACAGAAGCAATTAAGAATGTCCATGAAAGTATCGATATACTACCAGCGAATGATGATATGAGCTTTTTCGAGTTTGATGTCTTATCTGATTCAGGGAAGTATTCACGTCCATTTTCTATGCTTAAAAAGGCATTTGAGAAAGTGGATCTTAACAAGTGGGACTACATATTACTGGACAGCCCACCAACCTTAGGATTGACGCAAGGAAACGTATTGTCTTTTGCTCATAAGGTGCTTATTCCGTTTCAGCCTGAGAGTTATTCGATGCGATCCCTGACAAAGATTTTAAATGCCATTAACGATTTTAAGGAATCTCACAACCCGGGTTTAGAAGTTCTTGGGGTTATTCCTACATTGGTTGATAGTCGAACGACTCTACACACAGAAGTATTACAGGAATGTAGGAAGTACGCTTACAAAAACGATATAAAGGTATTTGATACGGTTATCCCTCGATCAGTAAGGTTCGCAAACAGTGTAGCTTTTGAACGTAAACCAGCAACGCTCACAGAAGGTAAGAAAAATCCTTTAGTAAAATCATATTGGAATTTATATAAGGAGGTAATGGAATATGGCCAGAAGAAAGCGTAGTTTAGCATCATTTGATGATGTTGCTAACGATGTTAATAATATTAATGATAACGTAAATGTTAATAACAATATTAACAAAGACAATGATGAAGTTGTTAATGATCAAGTGAATATTAACGATGACGATAATGATTACATCGATAACATTATTAATGGTGATAAAAACAAGAAAAAGAAGCCTGTATTGACTGGTGTTTATTTAGATCCTGAGATTGCAAAGATCTTAAATGATTTAGGGAAGAAAGCTGGAAAAGGTGGAGGAGGAAAATCAAGAATAGCAAATGAAGCTCTGAAGAAGGTTTTCCAAGAGAAAGGTTTGCTGGACTAAAAAGTACGGATATGCTGACAAATGCTAACGTGAGAGGTGGATGACTTGTGGTTTATCAATGTACTAAATGTGCTCTTGAGTTTCAGCTTAATAATGCAAAAGATGATTATGATCAATTGATCTGCCCTGTATGTAATTCTGCTGCAAGAAAAGGGGAACGAAAGTGAACATCAAAATCACATATTGAGAACACACAGAAAACACTAAGAAACGCTGTTACGAGTACATCTTAGGGATAATGAGAAAACGACTTAGAACAGAAAAAGAACACAAACTGACCAACAAATGACCATCAAAATACGACCTATATTAAACATAGACCGTAGATCACGAGAAGGTGCATTTGCATAGCAAAAGAACAGCACTTGCACTGCAAATAACACCCTAAAAAATGTTTAGGTCGCAGTCCAAGAAGGCTTTATCCAAAATCAGAAAAAAGTCTCACAGTCCAAAATTGGACAGTGAACTGACTCTCCAAAATTGGAGACTCCTCTGAAAGTTATGTGCGAATGCACACGTAAACCCATCTTACCCAAGAGAACGCAATTTTGCGTTGTGGGTGTAGATGGGCACT